GTTAATAGAGGCACAAGTCAAGCAGCAGACAGAAGTGGCTAAGGCTCAAGAAGATCAGCGTCAGTTCAATATAGAGACGTTGCAGAATCAGGATCAATTCATTAAGGGTCTAGCAATGAAGCTAACTGAAATAGAGGCGAAGTTTGCACTGCAGCAAGACGCTAACTTCCGACAGAATGAGGGAACAGTCAGTGGATAAAATTGAAAAGCTAGGCGAAGAGTCAAAATATGCGCAGATGGGGCAGCAAGTAGTTAACAATGAAGCATATAAGCAAGCATTGATGATTCGAAAAGGCCATTTGTTCGATGTGTTCTGCAGTACTGGTAAGGACCAAGGTGACATCCGGGAGGAAGCATGGAGGACCATGCAGAACCTGAAAGCACTAGAGGCACATTTTGAAGAAGTGTTAACAACTGGTATGATGGCAGAAGAGCAGCTAAAATTGCTGCAGAATCATTAATGAGCAATAGGATTTAATTAAATGGCAACTGATACAGACAATCCAATTTTGGAACCTGCCGCAGTTTTCTATGGAACGCCTGAAACATTGGAGCCTAAAGAGCCAACCGAAGTTGATGACGTTACGAATGGCGATGATCTAACAGCCGAGGTTGAAGAGCCTGAAGTAATTGATCAGGAAGAAGAGGTTAACGCCGATGATTCCGAAGAGTCAGTAAGTGAAGATGAGGAGATCGACACGGAGGGCGGAGAACAGGAACTTACTTACCTGGATTTAGATGGTAAGGAAGTAGACCTGAACGATGTTCGTAAGTGGCGTGATGGTCATCTAATGCAGGCTGATTACACGCAAAAGACAACCTTGTTAGCCGAAGATCGGAAGGCGATTACTGCAGAACGCGAGGAGCTTACTACTGCTATGTCAGAAGTGGCCAACCTCAAAGCTGAGATGCAGGCGCTAATTGAAGAAGATGAGGCGATTGACTGGAAAGAATTGCGTGAGTATGAACCAGAGAAATATATCGAGCTTAAGGAGAAAGCGGATAAGCGTAAAAGTGCAGCAGCTAAAGCTAAAACTGATGTACAACCAGCGCAAACTCCACTAACTCAGGAAGAGCTTGTCCAGGAGCAGCAGTTACTTCATAAAGCAAACCCTAATTGGTTAGATGACAAGGGTAAGCCGACTAAAGAAATGCAATTGGATAAGCAGCGCTTAGAAAGCTACTGGAAAACAGCAGGCTTTACTGCTGTTGAAGTTAACGGTATGGCGCGTGCCCGGTATATTGATACATGCTTAAAGGCCGCTAAGTTTGATGAGCTTCAGGAGAAATCCAAGACGCTATCAAAGAAGGCAAAGAAGGCGACTCTGGTAACTAAACCAAAGAATCAACCGCGAAAGCTGAAGACAAAAGGCAGATCGGCTGAAGAAATTTTTTATAATTCGTAACGGAGTTTAAAACATGGCTACTTTAAGCAGCAATGTACTTACCTTGACGGATTGGGCGAAACGCCTAGACCCGGATGGTAAGACAGCAATGACGGTTGAGATTCTCAGCCAAACCAATGAAATCCTCACTGATATGATGTTCAAAGAGGGTAATCTACCAACTGGAGAGCAAACCACTATCCGTACTGGTCTGCCATCTGTGTTCTATCGCCTAATCAACCAGGGTGTTCCTAAGTCGAAATCAACCACTGCGCAAATCGTGGAGAACGCGGCAATTCTGGAAGCAAGATCTGAGGTTGATAAGGATGAGGCTGAACTAAACGGCAATGTAAATTCATATCGTCTCGATGAGATGAATGCATTTATGGAGGCGATGAATCAACGGATGGCTGACACGCTGTTCTTTGGTACTGCTTCTAACCCTGAAGAGTTTGTCGGCTTCACCCCTCGTTATAATGATCTGTCTGCTGTTAATGCGCAGAACATTCTTGATGCCGGTGGTTCTGGTTCCGATAACTCGTCTGTTTGGTTGGTTGGCTGGGGTCAGCGAACCGTTCACGGTATCTTCCCTAAAGGTTCCAGCGCAGGCTTGCAGCATGAGGATCTAGGTCTTCAGGATGCTTTCGATGCTAATAATGATCGATTCCGCGCCTATACCGACCGCTTTGTGTGGAAGAATGGCTTGGTGGTTAAGGACTGGCGTTATGCGGCTCGTATCGCAAACATCGATATCTCTGACCTGGTTGGCCTGGTGAATACCCAAGCACTATCAGCTTCAACCTCACTGATCAAGATGATGTCTCGCGCAATTGATCGTATGCCTTCCCTGGCTAACGTCAACTTGAGCTTCTACGCAAACCGTACTGTTCTGTCCCATCTCCGTATTATCGGTCTTGAGAAGAGCAATCAAGCGGTAACAGTAGAGCCAGCACTTAACCAGTTTGGTCAAAACATCTTTGAAACTCGTTTCCTCGGCATTCCGGTACGTTTGGTTGATCGTCTAACCGAAACCGAAGCCGCGGTAGTATAAGGAGAAATAAAATGTACTTAGATGCACAAGGTCAGTTCTCCGATGCGCAAGCAGTTACTGCCTCTGCCGTTGGAACAAACGTGATCGACCTTTCTCAGGATCGGTCAATTGGTAATGGTGAAGCTATGACGGTTATGTTTACCGTGACTGTCGCAGCAGACCAGACATCTGGAGACGAAGACTACACCTTTGATGTTGAGTATGCGTCTAACGCTGCTCAATCCACTGGTCGTCAACTTATCGGTCGGCGGGTCTTTGAATCTGGAACGCCCACTGCTCCGGCGCAGGATGCTGATTTGCTGGTTGCTGGTTTCAGTTTCTTTATTGATATCCCTGCTACCAAGCTCTCTGAGAGCGAACAGTTCCTGGGTATCCGGTACGTGACTGCTGGATCTTCGCCGACCATCACTATGAATGCTCATTTGATTCCTAAGAGCTTCGCTGATGCTACTAACGATTACGCAGATGGCTTTAACATCACTTAAGGAGTGAGATATGAAAGTTCGAGTACTTCCTGAATGCAGAGGCTTTTATGACGGAAAGATGCGGCATGGCATCGATGATAATCATAAAGCAGCCGATGTGTTTGAAATTAAGCCTAAGACTTGTCATAACAGGAAAGACAATAAGGGTGATCCTATTGTCCTGTCAGAAGACGAGCAGTTTAGCGCTAACTGGATGGAAAAGATCGAGACACGATCTAAGCCCGGACCTAAGCCGAAAACTGAAGCAGTAGAATAAAACAAGGGGGAGCAATCCCCCTTTCATTCTTTCAAGAGGTTATTAAATGAGCCTGTCTGATTACGAAGGACTAAAGCAAGAAATTATCGACTGGTCGCATCGTGATGACCTTGATTTGAAGATTGACACCTTTATCGATCTAGCAGAGTCAGAGATGTACGCCAATGCTATCGAGCCTCTTAAGATACGTTCTGAGGAAACTCTGGTAACTGATACTCTTGATTCAACAACGCCTAGTCGGTTTCTAGCGCTCCCTGCTGGATACCAATCATTGCGAAAACTCAGCATTCAGATAACAAATGGCGATAACTTTGAGTTAAAATTCCGGACGCCTGCGCAGCTCAATGTCCTGAGTGTTGTGGGCTTCCCTTGCTTTTTCACTGTCACTGATCAATTCGAATTTGATAGAACACCAGATATTGATTACACCGTGCAGATTCAATATATCGAGGAATTCACGCCTCTATCAGCTTCAAATACAACGAACCAAGTACTAACTGACCATCCTACTATCTATCTATTTGGTGCCTTATGGGCGCTTAATCGATTTGTTAAGGAAGAGGCAGAATCCGCTAGCTATTTTCAACAGTTCTTAGCGGCTATACGTGGCGCGAATCTTAGGGCTGACCTTGGTAGATATGGACCTTCACCTGTACAGCGTATAGAGGGGTCAACTCCGTAATGGCCTTTCAAACTATTCCGGTCAATACAACGGGTCCGAGCTATCAGGACCGATCCAGGCCGCTGTCTAGTCAGACAACGCGCATGTTTTATCATGAAGTTGTTGAGAGCGGTAAGGATCAGTTTGTATTGAAGTCATTCCCGGGGCTTAAGCTGTTCGGATCTGCCGTGGGCAGTAATGACCGTGGGCAGACTCAGATGGCGCTCACGGGCTTTAGAGTTCTGGACACAACATTATATAGCGTAAGCTCAACAGGCGTTCACACAAGCTTAGGTTCGATTCCAGGCATAGGTAGATGTATATTCGCTAATGATGGGATTAACTTATTCATTGTTTCTGATTTAAAAGTATTTCAATGGGACGGAACGACAGTAACAGAGGTTACTAACGTAAACATTACTGGGTCCAAGTCTGTTGCGTTCTTCAATAACCAGTTTGCATACACTAAAGATACACTAACAATCATTTCAGATGTTGGCGATGGGTCGACTGCAAGCGGTTTGAATGCAGTCGGTGCAGAGTCTTTACCCGATGACCTGGTTAGAGATTACTGGTTCGATCAAGTCTTATATAGGTTCGGTACTCGGTCAGTTGAATTATGGTATAACTCGGGCGTTGGATCTCCTCCTATTGCACGTATTGAAGGGGGGATATTCTCAGTTGGCACAGCTGCTATCCACTCAATCGCAAATACTAAAGATGCTTTGTATTGGTTGGGAAGTGATCGACGCATATATAAAACCAAGGGCGGGGTTGAGGATATAGTAAGCTCAAGCGCTATAAGCCATGCAATTGAAGGTTATGACACCGTTGATGACTGTTTTGTATCTGAGTGGGTTCTGGAAGGTAAAGCATTCCTATCATTTACATTTCCGTCTGAAGATAGGACGTGGGGATTTGTTGAAGAACTTGGTGTAAATGGATGGTTTGAATTGTCATCAGGTACAGACGGAGGAAGGTTTCAGGCCGACTCATTTGTTAATGTTTACGGTAAGACTCTATTCGGTGATCTTGGTACTGGAAAGCTATTCGAATTAGACATTGATACTTTTGATCTTGGCGGAGATGTTCTTCAGCGCCGAAGAATTATGACTTCAATCAATGGTAAGACACTAGGACAGCCGGGGAAACGGGTTGAGATGTCGCGTTTCGAATTGATACTTGAAACTGGTGTTGGCTTAGTGTCCGGACAAGGTGTTGATCCACTAATTATGATTGAGGCTTCATATGACGGAGGTAAGTCATTTGAACTTGGAACATGGATGCGCATAGGTAGGTTAGGAGAAACCGACATTAGGGCCGAGTGGTTCAATATGCGTTCTTTCTATGATTTGATAATCAGAATAACTACTAGTGACCCTGTAGATTACAGCATCTATTCAGGCGCTATCGATTTGAGGCTTGCAGGCAGATGAGTAATCCAGTAAATCCACCACCACAGCTCCGCATACCTGATGCCTTCCAGGAAGATCGTCAGGTGTTTGGATACATTAAGCAGTTAAACCAGATTCTATTCCAGTTGTACACTAGAACTGGCGGTTCTGAAGATGAGGTAAGTAACTCTCTAAATCAGTTTATTCCAATGTCAACAGCGCAGATTAATGCCTTACAGCTGCAACTAGGATCAGGTGATGACTTAACGTGTGACACTACAAGCTTTACTGCAGATTCAACATTGTTCTCAGCAGACATGACGGAAGCATAATATGGCTCAACAGACGGTAAATACAGGTGATGATCCAGATGACGGAAACGGCACTATATGGCGGACTGCTTGGGACTTTGTAAACAATAATTTCATTCAACTGTTCGCCGCGTTACTTGATAATGTTGTTATCATAAAAAGTGAAACGGATTTGCCTACGGGGGTCACTATTGGTGGTGTTTTAAGCACCCGATTAGAAGAGAGAGAATATGTATTCAATGGCAGTCAGTCACTTGTTCGGCCTCTAGCCCCGCCAGGCGCAGGAAAGACTGCAACCATAAGAGCAACAAACCGCTCAGCTGTAACCAACACTGGTGGTATCGCCATGTTTAGGGACACTGATGCTGAAGGAAATATAGAGCTAGAAGGACTTACAGAGTTTAGATGCCCTGGTGGTAAGATTTGGGATTTAACAGCAGTATCGGGAGTCTTTAGTTTTCAAGCATCAGGTGGAGCTCATAAGTTCACTGACTGCGAATCTCTGGGAGTTTTGAATTGCAATGGAACATCAGGATTTAATTTATTTTTCGGAACTTTGAGCAATTTCAACCAAGGATTGGTAGTTAATGACTCTACTTTTTTAGAAATCAACTCTATGTTTGTGTTTGGTAACAACGCAGTAGGGTGTGTCTATTTCACAGTGCAGGGAGCTTCTACTGTCGGGTCTGTTAATTTTGACACCATGACTGTTGGTAGTGGATTAAATGAAACTCTTTTCAGTTTGAATTCTAATATTCAGTCTGGTGTTGATTCGATAAACATGCATCACAACACTCAAGAAGGAGGAATAAACGGTACTATATTCGCGCCGGGGAGCCTTACAGAGAAAAGTAATAAGGTTCTATCTGTGGGCAATAGCATTTTGGGAGATAGTATCCCGGGAGGGCTGTTATCATTAAGCAATAATGCAGCGGTAACGACTATTACAGCATCTAGTTCAGATGGAACTAACGCGGTACTTGTCGCTGGAACTTGGGTTGTTCAAGATGAGTCGCAATTTACTGGCACAACATTGGGAAGACTTACATATAATGATGCAAGGGACATAACTGTAAATATCGAAGTAGTTGCATCAGTTGATCCAGTGGGAGACGCAACTCTTGGTTTGTATATAGCTAAAAACGGTACAGCAATAAATGAAACAGGTATCCCGAGATTTGTTAAGGCAGCCGATGCCGGAGTAATGTCTACGATATGGAAATTAGATCTAGTTACTACCGATTTTATTGAGATATTTATTGAGAATCAATCAGGCACGGAAAATGTCCTTCTATCTGACATAATATTCAGGATTCCATAATGCCAACAGATATCACGCTAGTCCAAGGCCAGCAGAATACAGTCGCGAATACAATAGAGATTTTCTATCTGTCTCCCGCGGGCGATGGTGGAACGGTGATAACGGCATTCACTGCATCAAATAATACTGCATCAAACAAGACATATAAGGCATATATTTTTACAGCTGCAGGAACCAATGAAGGTGCAATTATCCCAGTTAAAATAGTTGTGAGAAATAGATTCGATGTGGGTGCATCAATAGTAAATCAGATAATCCCAGCAGGTGGTACGCTAAGGATGGAATCAAGTGCAGCCGACTCTATCATATTCACAGTGAGCGGGAAGGAACTGCCGTGACAAAATTATCAGTATTGGAAACAGACAATGCTGATGAGATACGCAGCATTCTTTCTGATACTGACATATGTGATAGAATCAGCAGTGATATAGGTGGTGCGATAGACATAGATAATCTGCCGATGAGTGATAAATACACATACATCGGCGGCTATGTAGAAGGAGATATCATAGCACTTACTATATATGCGCATAAGATTGATTATTCAATAATGCATTTTTACGTATTACCGGATTACAGATTAGGCTTTGCAAGAGAATTCGCCGAGAAATCGCTTAAACTTAAAAGGCCGTTACCACTGTTTGCAATCACTCCAGAGTGTTATATGTCAGTGGTTAATTTTGCTATAAAAATGGGCTTCAAGATTTACGGTACACATGAAGAGTTTTTTATAAAAAACGGCATTAAGTATAAACAGATTATAACGAGGCTTTAACATGGGTTTTTTTGATGATTTAGGTTTGGGAGCTGCAACGCCTGGAACGCTAACGTCTCTCTTTGATCCTGGTGATTTATTGGGAACAGATAGGGCAAAAAAGGCAAAGGCAGCAGCAGAACAAGCTGAAGCGCAGCAATTAGCAGCAGCAACAGGAGCTGAGTCAGAGCTCCGTAGAGCAACAGAGGCAGGTCAGGCGTTTCTCGCTCCTTTTGGTGAGGTCGGTCTAACTGGAGTTGAACAAGCAGGTTTCTTAACTGATCCACAAGCACAGTTTGAATTTCTTCAACAGAATCCATTATTCCAGTTGTCTCTTGACGAAGCGCAAAGACAGACTCAACAGCAAGCGGCTTCTAGAGGCCGATTATCTGCTGGTGACACATTACAGCAGCTATCCCAAAACGTATTGCTATCAGCTCAACCTCTTATATCTGAACAAAAAAGATCCATTGTTGATCTTCTTAACCTTGGTTCTGGTACTTCAAGAGCGCAGGCTAATGTAGAGCTTGGCCTTGGTTCTGATGTTGCTGGATTAATACAAGACCGTGGGGATATAACTGCTGGAGGTATTGCAGCACGGAATCAAATACAAGCCAATACTACGGCTCAGCAGAATCAGCTTGCAGCAACTATATTCGGCGCGTTCTCTGATCCTCGACTGAAAAAGAATAAGCAGATCATAGGTATTCAGAACGGGTTCAACGTCTGGTCATGGGATTGGAATGATCTAGCAAACAAATTGGGGCTTAAAGGATCAGCATTTGGTGTCATGGCTCATGAAGTTCTGGCCTCGATGCCTGAAGCTATCTCTTATGATAGAGGATTTATGAAAGTAGACTATCAAATGATAGGAGTAGACCATGCCGCATGATCCTTCGATACTCAGATCTATAAGTCAAAGAGGCACAGGCACCACTAATGCTTTTAATATTGCCTTACAGGCTCTTGAGGGTAGGCGAGAGCAGGCCAAGCAAGCACAAACCAATCAACTTCTTGCTAATGTTTTTCAGCAGCAGCCTATCCAGCAGGTAGGTCCAAGCGCAGGTCTTGCGGGCCCGCCACAACAACAACAAACGGCTCCGGTTGTTAGCCAGCAGGCATTGATAGACCTGTCCGTACAGCGACCAGAGTTATTTGAGCAGGTGAATAAAAACCTTGGATTAATTACCACACAGCAGAAAAGTGAAGCGGCCGATTTTGCGTTCGATGTGATTAATACCCCATTCGAGCAGCGAAGAGAGAAGATCATTCAGAGAGTTGAGCGTCTGCAGTCTCAAGGTCGTGATGCAAGTGATACCCGGCAGCTTCTTAATAGTGACCAGGTAACGCAGGATAATGCTTTAAATGCAGTTCAGATAGCAGCACTTCCGGTAGAGAAGAGAGTAGAGTTAGCTAGCGGTGGTAAACGCGGATTAGCATCAGCTAAAACAGAAATTCTTGCCGATGGTTCTGTGATACAAGCGCTTCCAGATGGCACTGTCCAAGTTCGTAATCCACAAGGACAGATAGTTACAGGGCAGGATAGAGCTACTGTTTTAGATCAATCTCAGCAGGCAGCCATTAAACAGCTGCGAGGCGAGGCCGGTGTTGAGGTAGAAAAGGCGAGAGAGGTTGCGAAGGCCGAAGCCGGTGTTAAGCTGAAGTTCAAGCCTCGTATAGAGGCTGCAGTTAAACAGGCGAAAAAAGAAGCAGAAGCGAAGGGTGAATCGCTTACAGCACTAAACCAGTCTAGAGCCGCATTGCCTGGGCTATTAGAAACTGTCGATACCCTAAGAGAGCTAGCTCCAATCGCTACCAGCACGTTAGGAGGTAAGATATTCGACACGGCTGTTAAAGAGTCAGGGTTTGGTTCAACCAAGGGAGCAACTGCTAAAGCTAAGTTTATAGCCATCATAAACAATCAAGTCCTACCGTTACTTAAACCAACCTTCGGCGCTGCGTTCACAGTTTCGGAAGGGGACGCGTTGAAGGCTACAATGGGTGATCCAGACGCAAGCCCAGCAGAGAAAATGGCTCAGCTAGACGCGTTTATAGACCAAAAGAAACGAAGCATTGAAACATCAGAAAGAGAAGTAGGTGCGTCTGACAAAGCGGCAGGCGAACAAACAGATGATGAATTACGCCAGTCATTAGGGCTATAACATGGCAACAAAAACAGAATTACTAATTGAGGCTAATCGTAGAGGCTTATTGACAGGCCAGAAGAAATCATCTTTCGACGAAGCTGTAAGGCGTGGAATTATAACTTTGCCAGAAGCTACTTCGGTAGGCCCGGACGCTCTACTCTCTGAATGATCT